CAGAGATGCAGACGGCGCGCCGCTACCGGTATAATAATTTTGTATAATTAAAGTTCCCACTATTTGAGTTCCCGCACTATTATGCGCAGTCTCTCCATTCACCATTTTATCTGCAGTAACCGTATCGGAGGTTAAGTCTATGAGCGTATTCCCTCCATAAATAATTTTATTATACGCCATAGTTTACCTCCTAACCTATAGTTACAGTTGTACCATAAGAGTTTGCTGTTTCTACATAAGGAATTGCACTAACCGTAACTTGTGAAAGATAATCATATCCCGTATCTGGAGTTATAGTTTGTGAAGTGGTTGCTGGCGTAACTGATTTCGATTGAACCGAAATAGCTTCTCCCGCATAAGAACCTGTAACTCCAAGAATTTCAATTCCAGCTTTAATGTTAGCCGCAATAATTTTTGCTTGTTCTGTAGAACTAATCGAAACCTTACCACTTCCATCGTGATAGCCTTGCTGAATTGTATATTCTCCATCTACTGTTGAAATAGAACCGGCTACTGCGCCACGATTAGGCATTGTACCAGTAAGTTTTGAACCATTTACATATGCGGTTTTAGTAGCTAAAATTTCTGCGACTTTTGCAGTAGCATCAGATGTATCTGCATTAAATGTATTTGTACCTGTAATTTGTACACCAGAATTATCATGAGCTTTTACACCAGCTTTAAGGTCGGCCGCTGTAATCGTATCACCCGTAAGATCAATTAGCACATTACCGCCATATATAACTTTATTAATCGCCATAAATTCCTCCAATGTAAACCGTATCTCCAGTTAAGTTTGATGTAGCATAGTATGGAATTTCTAGAATCGTTACATCATCTTTCATAACTTTATTCTCTGTAGACAAAACTTGTTGAGTTACTTTAGGAACAACAGTATAGTCACCTTCATAAAGTGGCCTATCTAATGTTTCTACATCCATTGGAATGGTAAGCACTCCTTGTAATTGTCCCTCAGATTTAATTGTTGCTTTTAAAACCGGAATACAGTTAATTTTACCCTTTAAAATTACTCGCGCCCCAATTGTGCCTTTTAAATGTCCTTTTGAAAGAACTTTACCAGATATTTCTCCTTTCGTAGATACTTGTCCTTGTAGGGCGCCTTGCTGCATTATTCTACTTGGAGCCATAATTAATGTACCTCTTTAGTCAACGTTAAATTACCCATTATTACTGTAGATACTCGACCATTCACATCTGTCATTTCAATATCATAGACATATTTTCCAAAATCAAGAGACTTTGTATCAGTAGGTTCAATTTCAAGAATTAAAGTATCAATTGGAATTGACTTGTTTAAAATGACATCTTTTCCATAGCTTTTACTCATAGCAAAACGCACCGAATCACCAGATTGTGGTATGTATTCGGCGCCGCTTTGGTCAACTAATGAAATTGTAAATAATCCTGTATCTCCACGGGTTAATTCAATGTTTTGGTCTTCATCGATATATAACATTTTCCACCCCTTGTTAATCGTGTCTTGTGTAGGTTAAAAACTTGTGATGTTCTAAACAATAAAGATATTCTTCTTTAATAGTCTTTATAGCAAGTACAGCCTTATTATTTTCATAATTTGGATGTATATCACAATAATTCTCATACTTATCAATGTCTTCTAATATTTCATCAAAATGCTCTTTCGAATGTTCCGTACCTAACATTACTTCATCATTGAAACGTAAAATTCGAGAGCGGGCGCGGTCTACGCGCTCTTCTTCCATTTTCTGAATATGGTCGCGAAGCTCGTCTCTCATATCATGTGAGCATGTTAAAAAACCATCTTCAAGCGTTTCAATACGCTTAATAATGTCTCCATTAATAGCGTTACCAAATTCCTTTAAAATCTTTTTTAAGAGATAAGGTAATAGTCTCACCTCATATGTTGGTATTTTTATACACCCTAAAAACAGCATTATAATAGCTATCTGCCAGCTATATTGCTGTAAGAGTGTCCACAAAGTTTGTAAAGTCATTAATTGTTTCCTCCCCAATAGACATATTCCGTCCTTCCATTGATAAGTGGAGAAGAATCAGCTTTTCTCTACTTTTATAAGACGGAGGTGAAATTATGAGTAAAGGAGAAGAAAAGATTATTCAGCTTTTAAAGAAGGGTGGATATAGGTTTGAAAGAGAAAAAAGATTTAAAGACTTAAAGCATGGGCTTTATCGTTTTGATTTCTACGTTGTGGGCGGCCGGTCGACCCCGTGCGTCATCGAGTACAATGGAGAAGGTCATTATATGCCTATTCGCAAATTCCATCACACCCGCGCCGAGTTCGTAGCAGCACAAGAGCGCGACCGCAGAAAGATAAGTTATTGCCTCGCAAACGGAATTCCTATCTACGTTATTCCATATTGGGAACTCGATAACCTCACGTCAGCAGACCAAATTTTCACGGAAAAATTTCGCGCTCGTGACCGTTGGAAAAACGATAGAGACAAACGGAAATTTGACATGAGGGCAAATTTTTGAGATACTATAATTGGGCGAAGCAAAAAGCGAAACAAAAAAAAACTTTTTATTATTATATACATATATTTTGACTTATTCATTTATAATATGATATAATTATAATATACAAGGAGGAATTGATATGGAAAATTACTTATTAATCCTTCTTCTTTGTTGTATTATAATTATAATGTGGTATTCATTACGACTTAACAAAACACAAAAAACTCTTGAAAAAGTAATCTTTGAAAAACATGATTTAGAAACCTTAAGAAAAGAAGAATTAAAAGAATACTTCAGAGAAGAATGGGACAGACAAGAAAAACATTTACAAGATGAACTCATTCATCACGAAAAAGAAGTTAAGCTTAAACGCGATAAGTTGGAATCCGATTTTAAAGTTAGTGAAACCGAATTAAATGGAATTTTACGACAATTAGAAAGTCTATTAAAAGAAAAAGAAAAAAGGTATAACGAAGTCAATCAAGATTTAGAAACATATAGGAAGGGAAAGATTAATGAAATTGATAGCGCGGGCGCCGAATACGAAAAACGTAAGCGTTTACTTATAGATGCGAGTGTTGTACAGTATAGAAAACTTAAACTTGATGAAGCTAATTCGCAACTTGAGCAAAAACAATTTTATATTAATAGTCTTGAAGAACAGATAAATAAAGTTCAGAATGAATTAGAAGAAGAACGTACAAAGCGCGCAGCCATAAATGAGGAAATACGTAGACAGCGCGAGGTTGAAGAACAACAAGACTTTTATCGAATTCAACTTGACCCAAACGATAAGGATGATGTAGAAATCTTACGAAGTGTGGCTCCGCGCCTTCGACATCCAGAAGCGATTAACAAGGTTATTTGGTCTGGTTACTACCAAAAACCACTTGCAGAATTGCGTAAGCGTCTACTTCCAAATGGAGATGTAAGTGGAGTGTATAAAATTACCCGTTTAAAAACTAACGAAATATATATAGGTCAGACGACCTCAGTTGATAAGCGTTGGCAAGAACACGTAAAGTCTGCTTTGGGCGTAGGAACCTTAGCTTCCTCACAACTTCATCGAGTTATGGCTTCTGACGGTTGTGAAAATTTTACTTTTGAACTTTTAGAAGTTGTACCTAAAGATAAATTAAGAGAGCGTGAATCGTATTATATTGATTTCTACGATTCAAAAACCTATGGACTTAACTCCGTTACGGGAGATAAGAATAAATAAATTTAATATTTTCACGAAAGTGAAGTCCGACAGGACAAGGAGGAAAGATGCCAAGTCATAATTTTAAAAACAGAATAGGCGAGAGGTATGGTCATTTATTAGTAATTGAACAAGCGCCTAATATTATTACACCTAATGGAAGGTCTCATGTCGCTTGGAAATGTTTATGTGATTGTGGAAATGAAGTAATAATTAGAAGTGACTTATTACAAAATGGTTCTACAAAATCATGTGGTTGTCAAGCACATGGACAACGAGTTATTGATGAAACTGGTAATAAATATGGTAAATTAACTGTATTAAAAAGAGTTGGTTCAGACCAAGATAAAAAAGCCTTATGGTTGTGCCAATGTGAATGTGGAAATACTACTATTACTACTGGAAAGAGATTAAGGAATGGAACGGTACAATCTTGTGGATGTATTAAATCTATGAAAGAATCAGAGATTAGTAAATTATTATATAAAAATGATATTAATTTTAAGAGAGAATATTTCTTTTCTGACCTTAAAGATACACGATCTCTAAGATTTGATTTTGCTATTTTTAATTCATATTTACAATTAATAGCGTTGATAGAATATAATGGTGAACAACATTATCTTAATCATGCACGAGGTAAATTTACATTAGAAGATATACAAAAAATGCAATCGCATGATAAAATGAAAGAAGAATATTGCAAAGAGCATAATATACCATTACTAATATTAAATAAAGACAATTATAATGAAGATATGATATTAGAATGGATAAATAATATAATACGCGAAAGCGAAGGAGAAGAACCTTATGGAATTAACTAATACACAAAAAACAATTGTAGAAACTAACAAATCTAAAGTATTAGTATCTAGCTCAGCCGCAGCAGGAAAAACGGCTTGTCTAATAGCAAGAATTCAATATTTATTAGATAGTGGGGTAGACCCTTCAGAAATTGTTGCAATTACATTCACTAATAATGCAGCATCCGAAATACTTAAAAGACTTA